CCTTTCCAAGAAACAAGTTTAACCGCTCTTGTATTTCGTTTTCACGATCCCCGCACTCAGAGCCCAACGCGCTATAGCCAACCTTATCCACCCATCCATCTGCGGAATCCAAGTTGTGCAGTAGCCTCGCTGTCTTCATCCAGTCGAGCATCAAAGCAACATGCTGCGGCGTGATGTACCCGTTGGTGCACTGCGCTTCCTTCACAATAAGATTCCAACCATCAGCAATCCGCGTGAAGTTATCGTATGCGTCACCATAATCCTTGGCCCTCTGACCGTTGATCGCGGTCTTCGCAGTCTTTAAAACCTCATCTCGTTTCATCACTTTTCCTGTTCAATTTAATATCCACATTCATTACAGTATTCCAATCCGGGCCACGCTCAATCAAATCATGGATTTCAAAAAGCTCCTCAATATCATAATTCATTACAGTATTCCAATCCGGGCCACGCTCAATCAAATCAATATCATACTCCACAACAATAGGGCCCGCGTCCCCGCCCCGATAAGTCACGCTCATTTGCCACCTAGAAACCATTCAATCCTCCAATAAATCTTGACCACGAGGTTTAAGAGATAATTTAAGCCGCCAGCGGCGAGCCCTCCCCGTTTCCCAATCATACGGGTCCCACTTAGGGTTCTTAACATCCATATACCCCAAATTAGACGCAACCTTGCGCATCTTCCGAAAAGCCTTAGCCTCTATCTGACGAACCCGCTCCCGGGAAACTCTCAAAGATGCAGCGCACTCATCCAAACTCTGGTCATGCGCAAACCGCCGAGCTAAAACATCCCGCTCCCGAGGAGTTAGGTTCTTGGAAAACTGACTTAATGCACTCAACTGCGATATAGTCTTTTCCGAAGAACCCTCCTGAACCAACTTCTTTACGTCGTCCAAATCAAGATTAACCTCCGATGTCGATTTCCGCAAACGAAGCTCCCGCATATGATCCGGCCACAAATCCTCCGGATCCCGGGCAACCATCCCCGCAATATCCAAAGCTAAATCCGTCCAACCCTTCGAATTATACGGAACAGCCTTCATCGTAATTAACTTATTTACCGTCTGATGCGAACGACCCATCTTTCGGCACATGTCCGCAACAGAAGAATACCGCGCGCGTATCGCACGAAGTAACCTCCCATTGCGAACAGTTACCTTTAAATTAAAATCTTCATCTCTCTTCATCGGAATCCTTCCTTGGATAATAAACTAAAACAAAACTTCCGCACTCAGGACACGACAGATTTGTTTCCATTGAAAACTCTTCGTTATCCTCAACGTCGTGATCGCCGCCCCAGATTAATTCTGTTTTACAATGCCAGCAGTTCATAGATCGTACCTATGCCTTTCGTCGGAATCGATTATGCACAACCGATTCTTCGTTCTGGTTATACCAACGTACATGGCTCGGTGCTCGTCATCCGGAAAATCCGTATTTACACAAGCCCATGTGCTGCCCAAAGACACGGCGCAGTTATCATCCTCGCCGCCCTTCATCCCGTGAAACGTGGACACCTTTAACCGAGGCGTGGCTAGGATGTCCTCTCCGCGCCGCTCAATGGCCCTAATGTAGTTTCGCATGTCCTTGCCCATGTTCGCCACATCAAACGCCTCACGCTCCAGCGGAGCCTTCATACCGAACTCCGCAACCAACATGTCATAGGTCAACATCGCGTCCGGACTGGCCGCTTCGAGCAGCTTTTTCGAACCTCGCTTCACAACCGCATAGTCCCCCTGCTTTGGAACGTTGTCATACAACTGGCAAACCAGTCGGTGCGGCAGAGCCTCACCCTGCTGCAACGTGCGCCATGAGGAGATCACTGAGGCCAGCTTTTCACTAACGCTGGACCTTCCCTTGGTAGAGTATAGAAACCCGTCTCTGCGGAGCTCGTGGGCCCAGTCATGCATCTTCTTGTTTGTGCGAGTCATCAAGGTCCACGAACCTTGGGTCAAGTCCAGATGGTGGTTGCTAGACAAATACTGAATTTGTCCATCTCGATCCGTCGGACTGAACTGCTTGGGCATCCGGTTCTCGATCCGCTTTACAATCTGCCACGAAAGATCATGCACACGCTTGGGCATACGATAGCTCTGGGTAAGAACACGGCGGTTTTCCGAAGCGTTGAGAAACAAATCCACATCAACCCCCGTCCATCTGTGGATCGCCTGATCGTCGTCCCCTGCCAGAATAACACGGCCACAATTCTCCGAAATCTTTCGCACCATGGTCCACTGCAACGGCGTGAGATCCTGTGCCTCGTCCACAATAAACAAATCCAAGTATGGCGGCTCAACCATCTCGATATACTTATCGATCTGATCCACGAAATCCATCTTGTTCATGCCCGCCTTGTAGTTTTCCAACGCAGCATCGAACCGTTTCAACTGAGCAAAGTTCAGCGCGTAACTGCCGTGCTCGTTGTACTCCTGCTCCAAGGAAATCATCCGGTGCCGTGCTCGCATCTGAAGCTGCGCATACAAATCGCCCTTCTCCAAACCCGGAGGAATGGTAAGCCCATCATCCATTGACACGGTGCTCGTGCCCGTGAACTTCAAGCCCAGATCCAAACCTAGTATGGCCCAGTCTTCCGCGCTCATCATGTCCGTTGTTTGCAGACCAAGCCCGCGAAACCCAAGCGAGTTCAACGTGCGGAAGTATGGAAGCTCCTTGCTGGACAAACCAAACTTGGAACCCGCCCGCGTCACCGCTTCCTGAACCGCCTTCTTCGTAAACGAACAGTAGCCAATCCGACTGGGATGCGTACCCCGAGCAAGCTCGTCCTCAACCTCTTGGATCAGCGTGTATGTTTTGCCGCAACCGGGCGGACCAAAGATCAACTCAGAATTCGGGATCATGCGTCTGTCCTTTCTGATTCTCCAACCACGTTAAGATCTCAATCTCGCTCCAACGTGAAGACGATCTCTTCTTATCGCCCAGCTTGTATGGCGCAGGAAACTCCCCAGCCTGCGTCCACTTGTACACCGCCGACACTGACACGTTCAGCAGCTTGGCAACTTGGTCCACCTTTAACAGCGTATCGTTAGAATGGGATTTCATAATTCGGCTCCTCTAATTCTACCTCTGAGTCATCAAACGCAGGCACCCACCACACTCTCAGTGTGCTGCGCTTCCCGTTTTCCCTGCGTATCGCGTGATGCCCAAAGCAATCATCCGTATCGTTTAATTTCTTTATGTGATCCTGTACCTGCGCCCTCGTGTACTGGGTAAACCCACGGTTCTTCAGATACTCCATCAACCCCTCGATCTTGAACTTCGTGTATCCGTTCTCGGTCCACGGCTTGTTCAACTCCATCTCCTCCGGAGACATGGCCCTGATCCGACTGGTGCAGAACGAACGCAGATGCTCCTTGAACTGTCCGCTAAACGTCAACTCCTCCGGAACATCGAGCTTCGTGGCAGTCGCCATCATTCCGTTGATAACCTGCTGCCAATCCGAAGCCTTGGGCGTGGGCGGCATCATATCAATCTGCTCCATACAAGCCCGCTGCCAAAGCGAAGGATGCTGTAGCTGATCCGTAGCCAGAACCACACGCTTGCCATTTACATCCATGAAATACAGCCGAGGCTCAGACAACATGATCGTAAGCCCGCCGATCTGTGGTGTGTCAGGCGCATCGCTGCCAATCCCGTACTGCCTGCTGCGGCATATGTTCTTGTTACAGAAATCTTTCAACGGACACTGATCGCACTGGTAGTAATACTCTTTGCGCGTCAAAGACTTTTGCAACTGCACCATCTCATCCGCTGGCAGCGGAGGCTCGCACAATATGCGATTATACTCCTCGTGATGATCCTTCCAATCATCAGGCCATTTGTTCCTGCAATACACACCAACATTAAACATCGTAATATTTCGGTACTCGGTCACTGGACCTTGGCTCGATATCGTTTCGAGGCAGTACGGCCCGTCCGTGAAATGCTTTCGATCCCCGCCGAACTGCAAAGCAGATAGCTTGGACATCGAGATGCGCCCCTTCTCCGCCCGATCCAAGAACGTATCCAACGTCATGGCCTTGTTCTTTTTATCGAGGCAGTACCGCATCGTTTCTTCCGCATTGAAATACGGCAGGTTTATAAAGTTCCCAAGATCCCCCTCGCTATCGAGGATCGTATCCTGCTTGGGAAACACCTCACAACCAGAGTGCCCAAGCGCCGCAGCCATCTCTTCGAGGATCTCCCGAACAATCGAAGCAGGCTCCCACTCTTCCAAGAACAAATACAAATGGGCACCGCCCGACTTCGAGCGGCAATGAAACAACGGCAGCTTCAACTGCGTGATCTTTTTATTAAGCGCAGCGTGGTCCAAGTCATAGACATCGATATCCAACGTCCCAAACTTGCACACGTTACCAGCCTTGATAGGAATGGCACCCACCCCCTGCTGCCCGCCGATATGCGCTTGCATCTTTTCAACTGTTAGCGGCTCGCGGATAACAAAAGATTTGGCCTCAGTCTTTCCGTTGCGACCCACTGGTCCAACGTTCGTCCTGCCATGTCCCTTTTCTGATCCCTCAAAAACCGCCAGCATTCTTTCTGCTGCTGACATACTTTACTCCTAAGCGAATGATGGGGAGAGCAGATGTCCCGCCTGCTCCCCCCGAGCTACATCAAAAGGGGATTTCATCATCCTTCACAGGAGCAGATGTCCCGCCTGCTCCCTCTTCTGACATAGCTTTCACTTCACCCGCTTGGATGGAGTCTCGGAATGCTTTCGCTTCCATAAGAAGATCTCGGCTGTCAACCAACCCAACCTTCTCTATTTGGTAATTGTTCCACGTTCCTTGGTCATTGCTTTCCTCGACCGTAGACAACTTCCAGATCGTTGCGAACACCGGAGGTGTAGCCATGCTACCGTCTGGACGTTGGATCTTTTGCATTGCAATCTGCGTCTTCCAACGACGGCTTACCTTTAGCTGCGTGGATTTCATATCCACAACCGCTGGCTGGAAAGACCCATCATCCTCGACCACAAGACAATAATGCTGGTCCGACTTCACAAGCTCGTTGCCGTTGGACAAAAGCTCCTTCGACCCCACTCGTGTGGTCTGAGAAATCGCTGGATCATTCGCGGCAAGCTCACCACGAAACCCGCCGCCCATATCACGGGGCGTGAACTCCAGATACTTGGTGGTCTGGAAACATGGGATGATGTTTACCCCGTCCTCGCCATCCCAAGACTGCATGGTGACGTTGTTAAACAAATCCCCCTGCTCGGCACCCTCGATGTACTCCGCTTTCTTCTTGTTCAACTGCGGAGACAGGGCTTGCAGCACACGAATGAATGGAATCTGCATCTCGGAACTATCGAAGGACGCACCCTCGCCAGCCATGCCAAAGATGTCGTCCATTACATCCGTTGAAACATCCGTTTTCTTTTTCTTTGCAACAGCGCCCATTACTTTTCCTCCTTATTATATTTCTTCTGCAAACCTTCGATAACTTCAATCAACTCTTCGTTGATGAATTCCGGTTTTTTGGGATTGCCATCCTCGTCGTACTCTTCACGACTGATACGATCCATCTCTTCTATCTGCATTTTTTTTGACACGCCCATTATGATTTCCTCCGTATCTCAGCCGCGTTTGCGATAAATGCCCCGAACATATCGAGGTCGATTGGTTTTCCATCCGTCACACGTTCCTTGATGAACGCTTTTAATGTGGACGGGTGGACATGGGTCTTGGTTTTGGGATCAAACCCACGCTCTTCGAGCAGACCCACGACATCTCCAGCGAGATTGTCCTGACCTTTCCCGAACGAACAGGTTACATCGTTCTTGATTATGTCATCAAGACCATGCTGGCGCAGCCACTCGAACGCCTCTTCTTTCCGCGCCACAGGAATAGATGCGTGTACCATCATCTTCCGCGCCACAGTCAGGCCCTCTACGTCTACGCGCTCCACCCCCATCTCATCCATAACGGCTGGGATGTTTTCCACAGAGAGCTTGTGCTTCTCTTGCTTCAATGCCTTGAGGTGGTTTTCAGCATCCTCGATCTGCATTTCTACAGAGCGAAGCTGTTTTACCAAGCTGCTGAGAGTTTTTCCGGTTTCAGTATTGACTGAGCTCAACGCACCGGACTCGTCGAACATGTCTTCAAAGATATCCATCAAAAAGTTTCTCCTCTTCAGGTTAAGATGGGTTGATACATGTGTATCGATTACATATATATACACAAGATGGAGGATTGCAATGCCAGATACAAACTTTTTTAAAACAAAACCATTCGAGCATCAGAGCGAGGCGCTGCATGTTGGATGGAACCTGCCCGAGTTCGGGTACTTTATGGAGATGGGAACAGGCAAATCAAAAGTTCTGATCGACAACCTTGGAATGCTGTACCAAAGCGAGCAGATAGATTTCGCTCTGATCATCGCACCCAAAGGCGTCTATCGAAACTGGGTCGCCAAAGAAATCCCAGAGCATATGTCCGAACAAGTACCGCATCGCGTCATCCGATGGGTGTCCGGACCCAATAAGAAACAAGCCGAGGAGATGCGCTCCGTTAAAGATAAGTTCGAGGGCCTGACCATCTTCGTGATGAACGTCGAATCTTTCTCCACGGTCCGTGGTCAGAAGGCTGGGCAGTGGTTGTCTCGTGCGTTTGGGCCAAAGGGTATGATAGCAATCGACGAAAGCACGACGATTAAAAACCCCAAGGCCAAACG